AGTAACATCTCGTTCAAAAATATACTCTGGTATTGAAGTGCTATTTAAAAAGTCTTCTATAGACTTAAGCTCTCCTTGCAGCTTTACAATATCCTTATCAATCTCACTACTACGCAGTTTGATTTTATCACCAATTGCAATATACTTTTCTAAATTGAATAAGTTGATTAGAAACTTCTTACGATTTGTATCTGTAGCTTTAAGAAAGTCTAGTAAGTCAACAGATGACTGATAAGTAATTTGCGTAAAGATTTCAAAGTCTAGACCTATAATGTCTTGTATCTTTTTATAAGTATCTAGAACTTTATGCTCAGAAATATCAACGCCATTCTCTAGTAACTGAACTTTAGTACTAGCTCCTGAACGAACTACTGAAACTCGATAAGGAATGTTATCTACTAGTAGGTCTATAGAACCATTCCAGTTTTTGTCTTTAATATAGCGATTTAAGATGTCGCCTTTTTTAATGCTCTTAATATTCTTATTGTATAGCAGCTCTTGTAGAATTATAGCTATAGATGATTTACCAGACCCGTTTACAGCAGTAAGCTGAGTAATACGATTGCGATTAAAATTGATAACATTGTCAGCTCCATAGCTAAACATATTAGAGAAGTTAAGTTGTTGTAATTGGATATGACTCATTGTATTCCTAACTTTTTATATTCTGCTAGCACTATAGGTTTTTCTGCTACTTTGATATAATCTAGGTAGATTTCTAGTTCCTCAATCGTACTCTTGCCTTGTAGGTCTAGCACTGAATTTCCTGTAGGCTTCTCAACCATCTTCTTATCTAGCAGTTCAGTCTTTTCTACACTAGCTAGTTCATCAATAGTTCCAGTTACTTCATAAACTATGTGATGAACGGGGTCTGCTATTAATTTAGTACCAACTGATATAGTACGACGAATTAGCTTAGGAAGATTCAAGTTGTGAAAGCGCACTGTATAATCATCAATGCTATTCAGCTCAATAATATCAACCCCATACTGCCTCTTATCATCTCGATCAAAAGTAGTGTTTAGTGGAGAACCGGGATAATATGCTGGATAGTCTTTATACTTATGATTGAAGTGCAAATCAGATAATAGTATAAGTTTCCAAGGACGCAGCTTTTCAAAATCAAACTCAGCAGTAATGTGAGGAGCAACTTCGCCACGTATGTGTGTTACTAGTATGTCTCCCGATACGTATTCAGGAGTGTTTTTTAACTGTACTTGTCCGTAAGGAAAGGTTTGAAACCATTGACCAGCAAGATTAATTCGCTCATTTTCTACAGATAAGTGCATATTACCATTCGTAATTGAATTATCTCGCTTAAAATCTTCCCAAAATGAGTGACCTTTTTGAGTACTACTATGATTACCTGGTATTAAAATGGTAGGTATAGAAACAGTATTCAAATAAGATAATACTAGACAAGTTTCATCTGTATTAGGAGCTTCATCAAAAACATCTCCAGATATGATGTGCACGTCGCATATTTTTTCTAGGCTTTTTAGTTTATCAAAAAATAATAAAAATCTATTTTCTTGCCATTTATACGGTACTTTTTTCTTATGTAAATTTACGTGCCAATCACCTGAACTAAGTATTTTCATGTTTGTTACTCTTTTTCATATTTTCTGTGTGTTTTAATATTTGTAAATTCCAAGGTACATGCAAGCCACAGACTGTCTTGCCTCGTAGCGGTACTATGTGATCTACATCATATTGTTCCCCTGTTACTCTACTGAGTCTCTGTGCCTCTCTATACATACAAGTAATTTCAAACAGCATAGCTTCAGTTAACCATTTAGGGGTATTATACAAAATAGAGTTTTTATACTTCTTTTTTGTTAATCGTATGTTACCTATGTTATTCTTAGCATACTCCTTGCTGCAAGATTTACAGTAGTATGTTAGCTTGTCCCATCTCTGTTTATCAGCAAAAAAACTAGTATGTGGTAATATACAAATACACTTATTACACTGCTTATGCTTATATAGGTATAATAGGTAGTTTTGATAAGACATAGAGCTCGGTTTATCTAGCTTAAACACTTGTTTAAGTAGTACATTAAAAGATACAGTATTTCTTTTTAGGTATACTGCTGGCAACTCTTTAAACTGGGTTAAAGCAGCTAGTAGTTCTTCTTTTTTAATAGCATCTGCTCTTTTAGGCAGATAACTAATATTTAACTCTATAAATTGTTTAAATAATTGCGTATCAAATATGTAATTATTTTCCATTGGACTCCTGTTATTTTCCATGCTATTATTACGGTGTACAGCAAATACCGGCGAGCGAACACGGACGCACATTAGAGCACAGCTTTTCGATAACGCTACAAAGTATTTGTGTAGCTTGTATTAACTGATTAGCGCTGCAACAGAGTTGCATTAGGTTAGTGGGCGTATTTTGCCTATTTAAAATATGTTTTGAAACGGAGTTTCATAAGGGGCGGTAAGGTTATTCCTTCCGCCCCTTATTTTATTTTTTAACCCAGCTATAAACAGTGCTACCACAATCATATATTCTATATAGATTGTGATTCTCTGCTATCTGTTGTTCGGTTTGTGTAGGGTCTTCCTCTGGAAATATAGTTAATAAACGGTGCTTTGTAAAAGCATAACGGTGTTTTCTTTGTTGCTTAACTACATACCAGTAGTTATACTGAGTATGCCTAATGGTAGTAAATCCTAGTATGCTGTATAAATTACCCGTATTCCATCTATTATCTGAGTAGCTAAGAATTTTATCTGGATTATATGTTTTAACATAGTATTTAAATAGCTTACTAGCTATACCTACTACACTAAAAGGGTTAACAAATCTATTAAGCTCTATTAGCTTACTTTTATGCCCTTTAGCGGGATTACGATTACTAAAAGTCATAACAGATACTAACTCATCATTTAAATAAGCACCAAGATATATATTATTTTTACCTGAACCTTGTATATGATAAGTATTTAAAAAGTCAATACCTTGTCTACTATCTATCTCTTTGATCTTACAATTACGGGCATAACCACGAGAGCTAGTAACTCCTACTAATTGCTTAAGCCTATTAATTACTATCTCAAATTTATCTAGTAGTTCGTCTTCAAAAATTGTGATAAGCCGTACTCCTACATCTTTGCATAGTTCTTGTTTTTTCTTGATATGCAACTTATTTTTATTTATCTTAGTACTGTGCCAGTATAAACCACATAGCTCTATTCCTACTTTAAAATCTGGTAAGTAAAAGTCTATTTCTTTTGGGGCTATTACTGATCTATTATTTTGTTCAAATTGTATATTATTATTCTCAAAAAACTCCCTTATACGACGCTCATAGCTATTTTCTTTATTAGTAGCTATTATACCGTGGTCTCGTATAAAGTGTTGTATAGTAGTCCTACTACAAGCATATATATCTGCTATTTCATCCATAGTTAAGTTTTGTTCCACGTATAGATTAGTAATAGTAGGCAGATCAAATATAAACTTAATAGTTTCTTTATGATCTAACTTAAACTTTTTAATATATGCAGATATAGTTCTGGCAGAGCATTTATAATAGCTAGCTAACTGATCTAACGTTTTTTCTAGTCTTAGTTCTGATAACTTATCTTTATCTATTAGTAATTGTTTTTCTCTAAAAATACTATGATGTTTTAGATTAAAAGAAATAACAGACTCTAACATACCCAACTCTAAAGAAATTTCTTTAGCTGTAAGACCTGCTATATATAACTCTGTTATTGCTTTTTTAATGGGATTTACTATATCGTGCTCTTTTAATAAAGTTAGTAGAGATTGCCTATTTACTAATCCAGATAAGACTAATAGCTCTGTTAAGTTACAATTTTCTTCTACATAAGCTTTACGTATTGCTTGTATATCATACTTAGAGTCTCTATATATATTATGTTCTTCTAATAATCTATAAATAGTGTCTCTAGATACTTCATAATACCTTGCTATAGCTGATACACTTAGCTTATCTATAATATATAGCTGCTCTAGCTCTTTATTTGTAGCTATAGCTACTTTTTTTATAAACTTAGCTTTATAGGTTCTTATAGAGCGTTCCGATAACTTATAATGGCTAGCAAGCGACGCTTGACAGCCATTATATTCTTTATATTTATTTATAAAATCTTGTTCAGTTATTTTTACCATACTATATGATAACAAGTTATATAAGGTATGTCAACAATAATTTTACCAAAAAAGTCATTTTATTTACTACTAATCAGCTGAGAGACATCGCCTTCAAAAGTATAGCTACCAATATGATTTAGCTTAGTATTTGGGTCTAACCAAATCTCTCCCCCAAGTTTTTGCCAACGACGGCAGAAAGTATAATCTTCCGATAAATATCTATTATCATCTGGGTCTAAGATAGTATCGAATAGAGCATAACAATGCTTATTAAGTTTAGGATCAATATTAGAGTCATTCCTGTAATGAAGCTCAGGGTGTGCCTTAACCATTTTTTCAATTGTTTCTCGTTTAATTAAGAAGAAACCTGTAGAAGCATCTAGAACCTCTACAGCTCCGTTTTCTACACGTATCTGTCTAGTTTCTGGGTTTACAAACTTAAAGTTAATAGCATACTGAATTGGTAGAGCTTTTTTTGGGTACGCTCCTGCCATAATAGGCTTATCGTACGCTAGAGCACGTAACATATCTTCTGGTTGAAACTCAATATCTGAGTCTATGAACATTAGATGAGTACAGTCACTGTCTAAAAACATAGCGGTAAGAATGTTTCTTGCTCTAGTAATTAGACTCTCATTACGAAGAGTCGTAATTCTAAAATTTATACCATGCTGTATAAAAACTTGCGACATTTTAAACATGCTTAAAAAGTACTGATCTGTTAGCATACCACCGTAGCAAGGAGTAGCAAAAAATACATTATGCTTACGAAGCATATCTAGATCAATAGTAGCTTGCCCATTAGCTACTGTTTTAAAAGCACCAAAACTTTTTTGCTCAGGTATTTTACTAATGCTAGTATTTATAGATGCTAACGGCTTCTTCATGCTAGGTCATCGACCCCTTCATTAGCCTTAAACTCATCACTAACATCACCAGCAAATAGCGTGGTATTTTCTAATAGCCAAGTTTTCTGCTCATCGTATGTTGAACGTTTAAAAATCTTTGTAAGATCATATAGTTCCATAGATTTTTCTTCGTCGGTTAGTGCCTTGCTACTACGAGCAGGAATAATAGTATACTTGACGTTCTGTGGTAGAGGCCCAGTTTTTTCTTTTTTCAGAGTTAGATCATAACCAGTTTCTGGGTCCGCGGGCGTACCATATTCTGGATTAGTAGCATACTCTACAATTTGTGCATAAATAGTAGAGCGCAAATCTAGTAGCTTAATTTTATTATCTTTACGATCAAGCACGTTACATACGTAAGCAAATTGCGGCTTTTCAGCATATACGTCTGGATTAATTTCTTTGAAAGGGTCTCTAGTATTAGCGTTAAAAGATTCAGTATCCCTATCAAATTGTAGACACTCTACAGGCATCTTTTTTCCGTCTTTAGTTACTACCCAATAGCAGTAACGAGGCATTACGTCACCAATTAGTCTGACTTTGGTATCGCCTAAGCCTAGAGATACTCGTTCGATCTCACGCTTTTGCTGATTACCAGAAGTTTGTTTGCCTTTTGCTTTTTCCCAAGCTACCATGTTTTAGTCTCCTTAAGTGAACGTTAGTTCTTTGTGGTGTTATTCCTCGATACCGAGGACTCTAGTGGAAATAGTATTTTATCATCAAATATATTAATAAAATAGCTAGGAGTTATATCTGGAAAGTACTTAAGAGGTATATAATTATCTGAATTAGATAATCTACGCATCGAAAGCGCTTTTATATAGACTACTTTATCTCTAGCTGGTGCGTTTAAAAATAGAAACGAGGCATTTTTAAAATAACTTTGAGGTTCTTTAGTTTTGTAGTTGCACATCAGTAAGTTTTTATGCTGTGTGAAATATTTTCTATGAAACAAATGAGGTGGAATATGGTGAATTCCTAATCGTTTCATCATTGTTTTAGCTGATAACTCATTATATATGTTAGTTTGACCATACGTCAAACATAAAATGGCAGTAAGATCGTTATTGCTTCTAAGACGCAATTCATTCCAATTAAATAAGCTTATAGCCACGTTGCTGATACCACGCTAATCTACCTGTTTGCTGTCTAGATACAATACCACCAGATAGCCAAAAATCTACTATTAAGGGAAATTGCTTATCTGGATGTAGTCGCTCTATACGACCTATACGCTGTTCCCACTGTACGTTATTATTACTAGGACAAGTAAAGAAAAGTGTATCTAGCCTATGACAGCTTATGCCTTCATCAAATAGTTTAGTAGTTAAAATAGCTTTATAAGCTGTACCTAAGCCTTCTAGTGCACCTTCTCTAATCTCAGTACTAGATTCACCTATTACACATATGCTAGCAGGTATTAGCTTTTGTAATTTTTTTAGCATATCAACTCTATCACCTATAATTAAGGGACAACGACCTTGCTTAATATAATTAATAGCTTTTTGAGCTATAAGGTTAATATAAGTATCGTCTGAGCAAAGCTTATTCATAGCTCTAGCCCAATCACGTTTAGGGTCTATAATTGCGAACTTAAAATCAGTCTTAACAACTGTAACGCAAGGTATAGCCATAGCTCTTAAGTCTTCAGCAGCAATCTTAAACTGTGAGAAGAAGTCCATTAAGTATATATGTTTACCATCTTTGCGACGAGGAGTAGCAGTAATAGCTATTTTTACTTTAGCATTAATATTATTAACCACGTGTGAGAACATATCTGCTGGACATTTATGAGCTTCATCTACTATTAATGTACTAAACTCATCTCTTAACTTATCTAAATTATTATGTGCTGTTTTATATATAGCAACAGTAACATCTCCTATAGAAAAATTACCATCTCCTATTTTTCCAACAATAACATTAGGTATTTGTATAGCTATCTCTTTAAGCCACTGCTCAAAAAGAAGTTTAGTATGTACTAATATAAGAGTACGAGTATTATTTTTAGCTATCAGGCTACAAGATGCAAAAGTTTTACCCCATCCAGGTTTAGCTTGTAGAAGTCCGCTTCTAGCGCGTCCTTTAGTAAAAAACTTATCTACTGCTTCTTGTTGTTCAACTCTTAGCTTACCTTTAAATTCTAATTGATAGTCTAGTACTTTAAAATTACGCTGATCTTCAATAGTTTCCCACTCTAATTTATAATAAGCATTAGAAGGTACAGAATAATGTGTATCACTTTCGTCTATAGTAGATAAAAATTCATCTACATTATCATAAGTAAATAAAGATAATAGGTGGTCGCGATCTTCTACGTCCTCCTTTTTAAAATATATCTTATCGCTTATATTTATGTGTTTTACTTTTGCTTTGCTCATACATATATGTATGGTCTCTCTAATTTAGAATCGTAAGAAAACTCTTTCAGAAACCATTCTCCGTTTACAAAAACCATTGTAGCATATACAGAGTCTTCTAGTCTAATATTTTCCTGCGTAGGTATTTCAAATGGATATGAAATATTTCTTAACCAGAATAAATTTCCAACTACTTTAGTTACTTGTCGTTTTTCTACAACAGCCGCAGAAAGCTGAGAAAAGTCATGGGGTATAGCTTTACTATCTATACCCCATGCTACTCTTGTAAAGATAAGGTCTTGTACATTTCTACAAGTATAGTCAAAACTGACTCTGGCATCTAGTTGTAATAATCTAGAAAAATAATCTCCAGATAGTCTTTTATCATCAAGGGTTTGTATATGTCCTTCTGGCTTCATTATACAGGTTATTTTATGCAAGTCATATAGTATTTTATATGGCTTGCATTTTAGTGTAAATATAGGAAAGTTTATATTATTGAATTTTGCTAAAATATTCTTTTTCATCGTATAGCTCACCCCAGCTTGGGCCAATTTCAAAATCAACCTTAATAGGGCAACCCGGAATTGACAATCCGCGATCTGCTTGAATACAGCGTTTTGCATTAGCAATATATAGAGGTACTAAGTCTTCACGTACTTCAGACACAATAGAATCGTGAACAACAGTGAATGGCTTAATAACATCGTCATAACCACTTTCTTCTACCCAACCAATTAGATCAATTAGACCAAGTATATTAATATCAGATGCTACTGACTGAACTAAAAAGTTAACACCAGAACGAATAGCATGTTTAGCTACGCCGGCATTAGGTGCTTTAGCTTCTGGTAGACGACGCTTACGACCAAAGAAAGCATAGATATAAGCATAGTCTTCAATCTGACGGTTAGAGCCATCAATAAACTTTTTAAGAGCTTTAGCTTCGTTAAAATACTTAGCAATAAACTGCTTAGCTTGTGTTACGGTAATACCTTCACCTTCTTTAGCATCTTTATTAACTGTTTCAGCAATTTTAGCTGGACCAGCTTGATACATAATACCGAAGGTAATAGCTTTTGCCCATTGACGCTCATTTGGAAATAGTTTTTTAACTTCGCTAACTTCGCAAGGAAGATTAAACATCTGTTTTGCGACATAACTATGGAAGTCTAGCTTATCAATGAATGCTTGTTGTAGAAACTTATCATCACTTAATACAGCAGCATAGTAAACCTCAGCAGTACCTAGGTCACACTGAACAATCTTATAACCTGGACGAGCTTTAAATAGCTTTTTAATATCCTTATTATCGCGAGGAATATTCTGGTAGTTTAGCGTACCACTAGAAGATAGACGTCCAGAAGTAGTACCATGAATATTGAAACCGCTACGAAGACGATCATCATAGTCGATACCATTACGAATATTACTAATATAAGTACCAGCCATCTTTGACTTCTCACGAAGATCAAGAATAGCTTCTGCTACTGGATGTTGAATTTCTTTTAGAACTTCTTTATCAACACTCCAAGCACCTGTTTCAGTTTTCTTAGTAGGTCTAATATTTAGAATGTTAAACAGTAGCTCCCTCAACTGCATAGTTGAGTTAGGATTAAATATCTTACCATGAATACGCTCAAAACGTTGAACAGCTTCAGACAGAGTAATTTCTGCAAGACACTCTTCTACGTCGATTTGATACTGCTCAGCTAGAAACTCTACGAATGCGCGGTCAATAGGTCCACCATTCTTCTCAAGTTTACGTAGCGCATAAGTTGCGGGAATAAGAATATTATTGTATAGTTTGCTGAATTCGGGACTTTTTTCTACAAGCGGTTTAAACTTACGATAAAGCTGAAAAGTAGCATCACCATCTTTACAAGCATAGGGGGCTAGAATATCACTAGGTAGCATACCATAGTTAAAGTCTTCAAGCTTAACTTTATTCTGCCTAGCCCAAGTCTTTTTATACTCATCAAGGTCACGCTCATAGTCACCAAGATCGGTAAAACGCATAGCAAGCGGTTTTAAGCCGTGAGTACCTACAGACTCCTCAAGACAGTAATGAAGAAGCATAGTATCTTCATAATCTGGAAATATAAAATCATAAT